ACCGGCCTAGTTGCAGTCAGTTTTGGCGATGAAAACATATCCACCGAAGCCAAAGACATCAAAGTCTTGCCATTACTACTGGGCGTTGACTTTAACGTTGACCCAATGAGTGGCATTTGCGCCGTAAGAGACAACGAAACGCTATACGTCTTCGACGAAATTATGCTGCGCGGTGGAGCGACCACATGGGACTTTGCAGAAGAAGTAACCCGCCGCTACGGCATCGACAGGCGAATTATTGCGTGCCCGGACCCCACAGGTGGAGCACGAAAGACAAGTGGTATTGGCGTAACGGACCACACAATTTTGCGTCGTAGCGGCTTCACAGTTCAATCACCTAAAGCACCATGGAAAATCCGGGACAAGATTACAGCAGTCAATACTGCCCTACTTGATGCTGCTGGAACGCGAAGAACTGTGATTCATCCACGCTGCAAGCAGTTAATTAAGGATTTAAGAACGTTAACTTATACGCCAAACACGGGTCTACCAAACAAGAATTTAGGAGTAGACCACGCATTTGACGCATTCGGCTATTTAGTTTTACAACAATTCAATTTAGCCAAGCCAGAAACACTGGGCACTACGTCTTATCGGCTGTACTAGGCATGTTCTGGCTGCGGCAACGTCACTCTGACTTGATCACCAGTACCAGCCCACGATATGTACGGGCCAATGTTTACTTCCGGGCCTTGTGCGGTGTACCAACGAAAATCACAGCTTGTGCAGTGCCTACGACGCACTGTTTCGTAAGGCCCTTCAACAGTTTTTTTAGTCACAACGACACGCAAGCGAAACGATCCGCATTTTGGGCACTTCAACGGGGTTGCTGCTGGTACGAGGAACTAGAGTAGGTCATTAGTTACTGCTTATCGAGATGGCCGACAAGAAAAGCTCTGCGATGAAGCGTTGCGAGGGCTACATGAAGGCTGTGCGTAAAGGCAAAAAGAAGACAGCTAGTAAGAAGAAAAAGTAAGGACTAGACTGAAGCCGTCCTGTCGTTTAGTTCTCATGCCCCAAGGCCCTGGAACGTACGGAAGTAAAAAAGGTCGTCCTGCCAAGAAGAAAAAGGGCATGAAAAAGGGTTCTAAGAAAATGCGCTGCACCTGTGGCAACTAGAAACGAGCCCACAAACAAGGCGCTTTATAGCCGTGTCAAAGCGGCGGCCAAGCGTAAATTCGCTGTTTACCCCAGCGCCTACGCCAATGCCTGGCTGGTGCGGGAGTATAAGAAGCGTGGCGGCACCTACCAAAAAGTGAGTGATGGCGGAACGAAAAAAGCCAAAAAGACCAAGTAAAACCAGCAAAGCCAAGGGTGGGCTTACTCGTTGGTTTGACGAGGAATGGGTCGATGTAAAGACCGGAAAGCCTTGTGGGCGCTCCAAAGGGGAAGACAGAGCCTATCCAGCGTGCCGACCATCAAAGCGTGCATCTGCCAAGACGCCCAAGACAACAGGCGAGATGACAGCAGCAGAAAAAGCCCGGTTCAAGCGTGAAAAAACCGGTTCAAAGAAGATAAGCTATCAGCATAAACGCCGTAAATCCGCCAAAAAGAAAAATGGCTGAAGAGAAAAAGCGTAAAAAAGGACCAAATCTTAGCGTTGGCCGGGGTGAAAAACTTCCAGTAAGTAAAGGTGCAGGATTAACTGCAAAAGGGCGGGCTAAATATAATAAAGAGACCGGTTCAAATTTAAAAGCACCTGTCACGGGCAAACCTAAAACCAAGAAAGAAGCAGCACGCAAGAAATCTTTCTGCGCTCGTAGCAAGAGTTGGACTGGCGAACGAGGCAAAGCTGCTCGAAGAAGATGGGGTTGCAACAACTAATCAATGGTTAAAATAATGACATGACTTACTCCGTCCCAGGGCTCGTTCGGACCCATCTGGTCAGCAGCTCCTATATGGGGAGTGTTGACAGTCCATTTGTCCGAACACGGGCAGTAATTGACCAGATGAAGAGCTGGGAGATCATGAAAGCCGTGGTCTCCGGCACTGAGTATTTACGTGATAACAGCGAAGCATTCCTACCACTAGAACCCCGCGAAGATTATTCCGCATACCTAGCGCGTGTAAATCGTGCTGTATTTACGCCTTATACCCAACGTTTGATTCGAGCGGCAGCGGGCTTGATTCTGCGTAAGCCAATCAATATTGTTGGCGATCCATATTGGACAGACGTTTTTAACAAAGATGTTGACGGTTGCGGTTCAGATCTGGACGAGTATGCGCGTCGTCTAGTGATTTGTTCGTTGACCTATGGCCATTGCCATACGTTGGTTGACTTTCCCGCTCCAACAGAAGCCCGAAGCCTTGCAGAAGAGCGTGCATTAAACCGTCGTCCATATTGGATTGAAGTCGATCCAACCAAAGTGTATGGCTGGCGCTTGGATCGTGAATCCAACTATGGCAACCTAACGCAAGTCCGTATTGGCGAAAAAGCCGTTGTTCCTGACGGTGAATTTGGCGAGAAGGTTTACGACCAAATCCGTGTAATTGAGCCGGGTCGTTATCGCGTCTATCGGCAAGAAGAGCAAAAGAAATCGATGCAAGGGAACTTCCCATACCCCTCTTCGTTTGACCAATCAGACGCTACAGCGGAGTTTGAGCTTATTGAATCTGGGCCGTATTCACTTGATCAAGTTCCGCTGGTCACGATTTATGCGAACAAGACGGACACAATGACAAGTCGTCCACCATTGCTGGACATTGCTCATCTCAACCTTGCTCATTTCCAACGCCAAGCTGATTTGATCCACAGCTTGCATATTGCATCACAACCGATGCTGGTCCTTGAGGGCTGGGACGACCAAACTAAAGATATGGCGATAGGTGTGAATTACGCGATGGCGACACAGCCTGGGAACAAGGTTTATTACGTTCAGCCTTCTAACGGTGCTTTTGAGGCGCAATCCTCGGAAATCCAAGAATTACAGCAACAAATGGCGACGTTGGGTATTAGCACGCTTAGCCAACAAAAATTCGTAGCTGAATCAGCTGACGCACGACGGCTAGACCGTATCGACACTAATTCAATGTTGTCGATGGTTTCTATGGACTTGGAATCAGGTTTGCAGAAGGCTTATAACCTGGCTGCCAATTATTTAGGTATTGAGCCACCTGAAGTGAAAATCAGCCGTGACTTTGACCTTCAGCGTCTTATCGGTCAAGACATTACAGCAATGGCTCAGCTGTTCCAGGACAACATTATCGATCGTGAAGAGTTCCGCGACATGTTGGTACAGGGTGAAATCCTGCCTACATCAGCTGAGTCGCAAGATCAATCAGCAGAGGTACAGTAGGGGCACAACAGCTTTCTACTGTCATGGGACTTCGTTTTGAAGAGATTAATCCTCCTAAAAAAGAGGAATGTCCAATGCCTGCCACAAAGAAAGAAACTAAAAAGGCTAAAAGCAGTAAAGTAGAAGAGTAAATCTACTTTTTCCAATGGAAGAACAAGTCATCCAGGAGACGCCCGTGGCAACTCCTGAGCAGCCCGTGGCTGAGACTACGACTTCAACTCCTGCTGTAGACGCTTTCGCCTACGAGCAACAAATTCAGGCATTAAAAGACCGTGCCAGTGAAGCCGAGGATAAATTCCAAGGCATTAAAGGCAAACTTGATGATGTCTACAAAAAACAAGACGATCAGCGAAGAAAAACGCTTGAAGACCAAGGTCAATGGAAAGACCTTTGGGAAGAAGCCAACAAAACCGCTCAAGACAAGCAACAACAAATTGCTGACCTGGAGCGTCAATTACAAGATCTTCGAGTGTCAAACGAAACTGCAGCAATGCAAACCTCTGCATTATCTGCAATTAGTCAGGCTGGAGCGATCAATGCTCAACAGATGCTGCAATTAGTGCAGAGCGGTCTTAAGAAATCTGAAGATGGCAGCGTCAAAGTTCTTGACGGAGGTATTGAGCAGGACTTGGGTGTTTATTTAGCCAAACTAAAAAATCCTGGTTCTGGCTTTGAACATCACTTCAAGCCAAGCACTCAAGCTGGCATGGGCGCTAAGCCTTCTACAGGAACTGCGGGGGCAGTAGGCATGGCTAATCCCTACTCAGACGCGACATCGAACTTAACCCAACGTATGATGTTGGAAGAAACTAACCCTGATCTTGCAGCTGTGCTCAAGAGAGAGGCTGGTAAATAGTCCCTGTGGGACACCACCCCAAGTCTGTGACTTGAACCACCGCAAACATTATCCCTGAATAAGAAATGGCAGCTCCATTTCAGAATTATTCCGGCGGTGTCCTACTAGCGGACATCGTCAAGAGGAATAATCTCAGCACTTATGTGTCTGAGGCCATCAAAGAGCGCAGCTTGTTTATCAAGTCCGGCGCTGTCACCCGTAATTCACTGCTTGACTCCCGCTCAGGCGGTACTCGCATTCAAGTTCCTGAGTTCAATCCTGTATCTCCAACTGAGGAGATCATGGATGGAACAGCTACCTGGGGTACTGGCTCCGGTGGTTTCTTGACACCACAAAAGATCGGAACTGGCACCCAGATTGCAACCATCTGCCATCGCGGTTTCGCGTATGCCGTAGATGACATTGCAATTTTGGCTGCTGGTGAAGATCCAATGCTTCACATCCGCAACCAGCTGGCTGATGCAATCAACAAGCTGAACAGCGCACGTCTGTTCTCGCAGCTTGCTGGTTTGTTCGGCACTGCACTTTCTGCCAACGCTTTGGATAAAGCTGTTGCAGCAGCATCTGGTGGCGCTGAGGCTAACTTCCTCAGTGCAACCATGGTTGCTGAAGCACGCTCCAAGCTTGGAGAGCGTGGTGAAGAGCTGGACACTCTGATTGTCCATCCTTCTGTTGCTTACTACCTGTATCAGGTAGGAATGCTGACCTTCTCTACTTCAGCACTCGCCGCTAATGGTGCAGTGACCTGGGGTGGTGGTGGCGTTGGCATTGGCGCTCGCGAAGTTGGTGAGTTCGCAGGAATGCGAGTCGTTACTGACAGTGCAGTGAACACCGTTGCTCCTGGCACTGGTGGTCACCAACGTGAGTTCTATTGCTACCTGACCAAGGGTGGAACCATCCTTGAAGGTGTTCAGCAGGAGCTTCGGATTGAAGCTGATCGCAACGTCCTCTCGAAGCAAGACGTGCTTTCTGTGGATTATCACAGCACCTATCACGTGATGGGTACTAAGTGGTCTGACGCTGGTGATAACCCCACCAACGCCAACCTGGCTACCGCTAACAAGTGGGCCGCCACTTATGACATCGACCTGATCCCTATGGTTCAGTTGACTGTCAACTCTCCGCTGGATACCAGCACCATCTGATCTTGATCAGAGCAAAGGCCCTACCATTAGGTGGGGCCACCTTATTATTGCCTTATGGCTGCCACGATCAACGCCACACTCAAGAGCGCAACAGCCAACAGCTTTGTGACGTTGGCAGAAGCAGATGCGTATTTTGAAACCGTCCCAAGCTCAACGCAGTGGGATAACAAGCAAGACGACAACAAAAACCGTGCTTTGATTTCAGCCACACGCTGGATCGACACATTGAATTTCTACGGTGATCGTTGCGACGCAGACCAAGCTTTGAGCTGGCCACGCAACAATTACCACGTTGATCGCGTTGAATTAACTTGCAGTGCTATTCCAGCAGACATTAAGTACGCTACTTATGAATTGGCGCGTGCATTAGCAAATGACACGGACTCGATTACAGGGACTACCGGCGATACGGGGTTATACGAAGCCGTCAAGCTCGGAGAACTCGAAGTCAAGTACAACACTTCTAGCCAAGCTACCGGAACTGTTAATAACGTATTCGACGTTTACCCTTGGCTGCAGTCTTATCTTGGTGCTTATTGCCTTGGAGGTTCTGGCTCTTATCAAGTTCGTCTGGTGAGGGGTTGAAATGTCACTTGTAGACAGCACTTTTAAGTCAATCCCCAAGGATCTACTAGATGATTGGGGGCAAGACATCACGCTTGTCAAAACAACAACACCACGCACTTACGACCCAGCGACAGGTGCTGTGACTGGTGCGGATACGTCTGTTGCGCTGAAGGGTTTAATTTCTAATGTTTCAGCAAGAGAAAACGACGGTCTTTACCAAACAACTGACATCAAGGTGATTATTGGTGGCGACGAGCTGGGTTCTTACTATCCAACTGAAGCCGACCGTATTCAGTATTCGCAGGCTGGTGTGACAAGAGAAGCGAAGATTTTAAATGTGCTGAGCTTTCGGGGTGAAGATCCTTTGCTTCACACAATTATTGCGAGGCCGCAGTAATGTCCGCAAAACGCAGGGAGATAAGTCAGTTACCTACTGATATTCGCGAGTTAATCAATGAAGTGACTCGTGTTGCTGCGGTCAATATCATGAATGACCTCGCAGAGGCTGGACCTGAATGGACAGGAGAATTTCAGGATAGTTGGATTGCTATTCCTGTAGGCGCTGCAGCATCAGGCTCTACTGGTGGTGGGTACCCTTACACTTTGAATGACGTTCCTAAGCTTTCTACGTCAATCAAAGAAACAGCAAGGGTGAAGAAATTTGAGATTGTAAATATACAGCCTTATGCAGCGTATGCGCTTGATTTAGAGCAAGGTGTATTTAGAGGAAGTATAAGGCTTCAAAACCCTGCAGGAGATGTCGTCGCAGCAGGTTCTCGCCCTACTCCTGGTTTTCGTGGAGATGTTTCTGGAGACGGCGAAGCAAGAAGCACTGCACCTTCGGACTGGTACACCAACTATTTAAATGGCGGTGGAGCGGCAAAAGCATTGCAGGACAGCGTAACCTTTGGTTTTAAGAGTAGGCGATGAGATACCAAGCTATTCGCGCTGCTATTGAGTCTCCACTGCAAGCCGCATTCGGGGCATTAAGTCCTGCAGTGCCTGTATTTTTCGACAACATCACGGCAGCTCCAGCAAACACAACTACAGAATATGTACGTGTGAATATTGCTTTCGGCATTACTACCGAAACGACGTTGACTAGCAATTTAGATTTTGCACGGGGCAGTGTGACTGTTCGTGTTTACAGCGAAAAAGGGAAAGGGCCTGCAAGAAGTCAAACTCTTTTAGACACTGCTGTAACTACTCTTTTAGGGTTATCTGCCTCAACAAGAGATGGTTCAGGCGTCTACTTGCGCCCTGGGGCGATAAATGGGCCTACCTTTTCAACAACTGAAGCGAGTCCGCATTTAGTAGGCCGCATTGACACATCTTTTGTTGCAGAGGACCAGGATTAGATGTTTTGCTGACAGCACGCTAAGCTGTATGAGTCCGGGTTTCGCCCGTAAGTCCACCATTCTCAGTACCACGAATGGCTACCGTCCTTTCGGGCACCTCTGGAGCCCTTTATTACAAGCCTGCTGGCACATCTGGAACCTTTAAGGCTGCAGATGTCACCAACGCTAGCAATTCCATCAAAGTTGGAACGTTCCTGAATTTCAAGGTAAACGACAAAGTTTCGTTTACTACTGGCGGGGGAACTCTTCCCGGCGGCTTGGCTGCAGGAACTCCCGTCTTTGTTCTCACCTACACAGCTTCTACTGGAGCAGCTACGTTTGCTGCTACTGCAGGAGGGGCTGAGCTTGCCCTGTCAAGTGACGGGACTGACGGCACCAGCGCCTTCACAGTTGCGTTTACTGAGTTTCAAGCAGTTGCAAACGTGCGCTCTTGGAACTTTGAAGTAACCCGAGATGAAATCGATGTGACAAGCATCGGTGGCACTTTGGGCCAAAGCGCACCATTCCGAACCTTTATCTCTGGGTTTGCGGATGGCACGGGTTCAGCTGAGGTTTACTTCACTGATGACGACACCGGCATTTCGGCTCGTTTGATTGAAGACGTTACTCAGCGCAACCAAGCTGGTGCAACCTTCAAGTTGTACATGGATGCAGTTGTTTCAGCTGGTACGCCAGACGATGCAGCCAGTCGTTCCATTTCAATGGAAGCAGTGCTGACTTCTGCGAGTTTCTCAGTAACTCCAGACGACGCTCAGGCGATTTCAATTAACTTCCGCCCAACATCAGCTCCTACATTCGACTTCGCTAAGAGCTGATAGTCGATCGACAATAAAGAGGCCCCTGACATTGTTAGGGGCTTTTTTAGTGCTAGCCTAGTAACACAATTAGTTGTAACTCATGGCATTACGCGCCATTGATCGTCTTAAAAAAGCCGCAAACCTAGAGGCAACAAAGAGAGTAGTTACTCTTTCGGATAAGACTGAGTTTGAGATGTGGGTAAAGCCATTGACGATGGCAGAGCGTGAACGCGCTCAAAAGCGTGCTGGATCGGATGACGCCAATGCGTTTGCTTTGCAGCTGCTGATCACCAAGGCTAAGGATGAAATGGGTGAATCCTTGTTTCTGGGCGGCGAAGTTGATGTCCTTAAGAACGAGGTAAAGGACAAGGATTTACAGTCCCTGATGCTTGCTGTTCTTTCGGATGGTGACGAGGACGCCGAAAGCGACATGAAAAGCACTGCAGAGTGAGATCAAGAAAGACCCTTCTCTGCAATTTCAGTTCTTCCTAGCGGCAGAGCTAAAGATGACGCTTGGTGAGCTTCGCTCCCGAATGGGGCACGAAGAGCTGTTCGGCTGGCACGCATATTTCACGTATCGAGCAGAGCAAGAGGAGAAGGCGTACCAGGATGCCAAGCGCCGAGCCCGTTAATAGGAATTAGCAAAGGCCCGTAGGCGCAGGTAGAGTGTTGGGGCAAGCGTGTTTTAGGTCGTGGCTGCTTCTTATCCAGCTGTTATTGACCTTCGCGTCAATAATCTTGCTGCCCTTAAAGAACTGGAATCAGGTACAAAAAGAGTAACAAACCTTTTTAATCAGATAAAGCAGCAAAGAAATCTATTTGATCAGGCAGTAGGGAAAGCGGCTACGCGAGAAGTCACCAGGAACTTAAGCAAATTAATGGAAGGGTTTGCTGGAGCGAAAGAAGGCGCGAGGCAGTTTCAGGTTACTCTTGAAAAGACAACAAAAGAAGGTACTGTCGAATCTACTAAGAATGTAAATATGTACTCCAAGACTTTGGCAGGTCTTGGATCTCAACTTAGAACTGTTGACCAAATTCTGGCAAATTCAACTGTAGCTCAAAAAGAATTTAATAATGCACTGGTCGTTGCTAATAAGCTTTCAACAGAACTAACACGAAACCAATTAAAGGCAGCCGCTGCTGAAGCAAAAGCAGGCGCTGGTGGTGTTAAAGGGCTTTTAGCTCTCGGTCAACAGCTTCCAAACACCGTCAAAGCATTGGAGTTGTACCAGCTGGAACTGCAAGATACCTTAAGGATAGTAAATATTGGATCTAAAGAGTATCGTGAACTAGCTCTTGCGATAGCAGCCGTAAATAAACAGCTCGCAATCGCGGAGGGCAGGGGCAATATTCAAGGCCCCAAACTGCCTCCAGGTTTTAACGAAAGAGGCCGAATTGAGTCAAGGGGTGGTGGCAAAAAGCAGGGTCCAGGTGCATTACAGACAGTAGGTCAGTTTGGCCTTGGTACAGGATTCCCGCTGTTATTTGGTGGTGGGGCGGGACAAGTTATTGGTGGTGGTGTCGGCACTGCGTTAGCTGGAGC